TTCCAGAAAGTAGAACAACAGGCATTTAGAGCTGGTATCACTCCACGTTCTCGTGAATCACGAGAGTGGTTTAGAAAAAAGGTTCAGAATATGCAGGTCAATCGACGAGCATTAATGAAAGAAGACCCGATCGATAGACAGTCTGTAAGTACTGGAAGAAATAAAGCGGTGATTGGTAAGATGGCGATGTTCTTCTATGATGCAAAACATAGGGACACATTACCGTATTGGGATGCATTTCCTCTCGTGATTGTTGCTGGGCCAGCGCCCAAAGGATTTTATGGGCTGAACTTACATTATCTACCAATCGCATTGAGAGCTAAGTTTCTTGATTCGTTGATGAACTATACGACTGATAATAACTATGATGAAGATACTAGGTTAGGTATTACTTACAGAATGTTAAAAAACACATCAAGGTTGAAAATGTTTCAACCCTGTTTTAAACACTACCTAACCAGACAGGTAGAAGATAAGTTGGCATTTGTGCCCGCACCAGAGTGGGAGATTGCGACCTTCTTACCAACGGCACAGTGGAGAGGCGCGGGACAATCTACTGCATACAAGAACACAAGGGAAGTTATAAGTGGCCTATAGTATAGAAGAGTTAAAAAATGTAGTAGGTTCGGGTGGCGGTGTCGCTTCAGGAAATCTATTTCGTGTGATTTTACCTGCTCAGGAACAGTCAAAAAACATAGACCTTCTCTGTCGTTCAACAAACATGCCTGGTAGACAGATTCTTACGAACGAAAGGTTGATTGGTATCTCCAAACAAACGGTCGCATACGGTTATGAAAAACCAAATGTTACTATGACGTTTTTGGTTTTGAACGACCCTTACGTTAGATATTTTTTCGAAGAATGGATGAATTTAATTGTTAATAATACCACATACCAAATTGGTTATTTCAATGACTATACTAGGAATATTAATATTCAACAATTAAAACCAACCACAACCATAGACAAATTACAAGCAAACATAACTTCACCGACTGACCCAACATCAACGTCATCTGGTAGTACACGAGACTTCGATATACCTTACGACGTGGTTTATGCTTGTCTGCTGGAAGATGCATATCCAGTAACGATGACTGGTCCATCATATAATGATCAACCGGATCAGTTAGTAGAAATATCTGTTGACTTTGTATATAAAAACTGGAAGTCAAATAGAGAATCTTCTTTTTTAGAAAGAAATCATCAGAAGGAATTGTTGCAAAACAGTAAACCGCCGCAGATTCCTGGCGGTGCTTAAATATATTTTATGTCTATATTAAACGGAGAACGATGAAATGGCATTACCTAAACTTAATTCCTCACCAAAATATGAGTTGACAATTCCGTCAACTCAAAAGACGGTAAGATTTAGACCCTATCTTGTAAAGGAAGAAAAAATTCTTCTAATGGCATTCGAATCAGGAGATGAAAAATCAACTCTAAGAGCGGTACTAGACACAATTGAGTCTTGTGTCGAGGATTCTATCAACCGCAATAAACTTACTACATTCGATGTTGAGTATATGTTTACTCAAATTCGTGCGAAATCTGTTGGTGAAAAAACAAAGGTGGCTGTTAAATGTTCGCACTGTGATATTCAAAACGATGTTGAAATTGACCTTGAACAGGTGAAGGTTAGTATGCCTGAAAAGATTGATAATATTATTAAACTGAATGACGATATTAGTGTCGAGATGCGCTACCCTTCATACAAACATCTATCAGAAGGACAGGTGGAACTTGACGATTCGTCCAAGAATGCATTCATCTTAATTTCAAAATGTATGGAAGCCATTCGCACAGCAGAAGAACGGGTCGCATTAGACGATGAACCACAAGAGGCGGTTGATGAGTTTTTGGAGTCAATGACATCAGGTCAATTTGCAAAGGTTGCAGCTTTCTTACAGGACATGCCAAAAACAACATATCATTTACAATTCACATGTATAGACTGTAAAGAGGAAAACGATAGAATTATTGAGGGTATGCAGAATTTTTTTTAATATGCCTCTCTCATGATAACTTAGTTAATCATTACCAACTGAATTTTCAGTTGATGCAACATCATAAATACTCTTTGACAGAATTGAATGAGATGTTGCCTTGGGAGAGGGAAATTTATGTCATGATGTTAATTCAACACGTTAAAGAAGAGAACGAACGAATCAGGCAAAGAAATGGCGGATAACGACATACAAACAATCTCGGGCGAACTTTTACCAGCTACTGCTAACCTAGTAGAAGTTACACGTTCCTTACAAGCACAAAATGCTGCAATGATGATGGGTGGAGGTGGTTCTTCTGATGACCCTACAGTCGAAATTCGTTCAATCTTCATGTCAATGGATAAAACGTTAACTCGTATTTCTAACGATATTAAAGACTTCACAAAAAACATTTCTAAAATGTTTGATTCAATCAATCAGAATCATATTCAATCAATTACTATACAACAAGAATCTTTAGAAAACGAAGAGGAACAACTTCTTTTAAACCGTGAACAGGCGGAAAACGAAGAACAAAAGAAGAAAAAAGAAAATCTTCAAGGTGCTGAAGCGAAAAGAGAAGGTTCCAAGGGGTTCACTTCAAATTTTCTTAAAGATGTTGGAGATGCACAAAAAGAATTAGAAGAAAAAGGATTTTTAAAATATGTTGCTGATTTAATGGGCGTAGGTGGTGTGATTAGTGGTGTTATGACAACTGTAGCACGTATCGTTCCTTTAATGATTGCAGTTTTTAAAGGGATTGGTACTTTTGTAACAAAGACGTTGCTTCCAGCAATTATTAAAATAGGTAAAAACCTGTTACGTGTATTTGGAAGAATACTTTTACCACTTTATGCTATTTACAACGGTGTGATGGGATTTGTAGAAGGTTTCACTGCAAACGAAGATGATAATTTAGCCGAAAAATTTCTTAGAGGTATCTCTAGAGGTATAGAACAAGTTATTAGTGCAATCGTCATGTGGCCAGCAGATTTGATTAAAGACATGGTATCATGGCTTGCAGGAGCACTTGGTTTCACTGAAATAGAAAGTTTTCTAGATTCGTTCAGTTTCCAAGAAGGATTTGCTGAGTTGATGGATACCTTCGAAACTTGGATTACAGGTATTCCAGATAGAATCACAGCGTGGTTTAATGAAACCATCGACGCTATATCAACATGGTTCGATGAAACGTTAACAAGTATCGGTGATTTCTTCTCACCACTCACCGAAGCGTGGAATCAGGTTTCAGAAAAAATATCAGGTATCGGTGATGAAATATCAACATTCTTCAGTGAATTATTTGATTTCAGTAAGATAAAGTCTATGCTCACTAATATGTTCGCTGAGATTGGTGTACCCCGTATAGAGTTTGATGTGCCTGTTATCGGCAAAGTTGGATTTGGACCCTTCTACCCCTTTATGCCTGATACGAATGTTGCGAACGTCGAATCTAGTGATAGTTTTGAAACCGTATCGACCCAATCAAGTGATGGTAGTATTGATACTCGTGAAAGAACAAGTCAAGAGGGGATTACCGTTGTTGAGGGTGCAATGACTGGGAAATATGCACGTGGTGCCCAATCATCATTCGTAACAAAAGAGTCTATTGACGCAACTTCTGGTGAAGAAATAACAAAAATAAGACAGAAAAAGGTGAGTGGTGGGTTCGACACAGAAACAGGTGAAGGCACCATTGTATATCAAACTAGAGATGCTGATAATGAACTTAACAACATTATGCAAGAATATAAGGTTACTGGTGTTACCTTTGGTCAAGTGAGAAGATTGGTTGATGATGGTGCGTCACCAGATGAAGTTAGAATGTTTTTAGAAAATAAACAGAAATCTATCTTTGATAAGATTGGAGACTTCTTCTCATCTCCAGCCGAAACCGCTCCTATTCAAGTTGCACCAGCCGAGACGAAGAGAACCGATATTGCACAAGAATTAGGTACACAAACGATAGCAAGAGAAGAAGCACGAGCAGAACAACAAAGTCAACAAGCTGTCAACGTAGTGAATGCACCAACATCTAACGTAAGTAATATCAGTCAATCTTCTGCATACTTCGATACACCATCTGCTGTCGATGGTCTTTCAATGAGTTACTAACACAAATAAAAAGGGGACCGTAAAGTCCCCTAGTAATTGTTTTGGTGATTTTAAGTGTTTATCTCAACGCGATACAACACTCCTGTCTTATTAGTGACTTAGGTAAAGTCGCTGCAGGATACCCAAGGCAATCAACCCTCGCGTTTAATCTTCAGCAGCCAACTTGGCGAAGTATGACATAGTGTCATCATCATCGTCGTCATTATCACTCGCAGAAACAATTTCTGGTGCAGGAGATGACTTTCGTGGAGCAGGTTCTTCAATCTCTGCAAGTTCAGGACGGAACCCTTTGTTGTTTGCCTCACCCAAAACCAACATCAGACGTGCATATAACTCGTCATACGACTTGTATTTCTCGGGGTCAGTGAATTCGCTCAGGTCGTAAAGTTGGTCATAAATCTCTTCCAATTCAGCTTCATTCTCAGATAGTGGAGATGGAGAAGCGAACTCAGATTTATCATAGTTACGATAACCTTCAACATTACGAATCTTCAATTTGAACGAAGCACCGTCCCAGAAATCAAAGGGATTCATTGGTTGTTCATCAGCAAACTGAGGTTGCATTACATCCATAATTTTATCAAAGATTTTCTTACCGAAAGTAAAGAGCATAACCTTACCTTCGTTTTGGGGGTTGCTTGCGTCTTGTTCAACAAGAACGTTTGCAACATAGTGCAATCGACGCTTGCGTTCTCTAGCCAAATCCTTGTCAGACTCAACACCGGAGTTCCACAACTTGCTGTTCATTTCTGAAACAGGGTCTTGTTGACCAACGGATGTCAGAGACTTCTCGATATACCATTGCCCAGTTGGACCTTTGAACCCGTGATCCCAATAACGAACCCAAGGTAGGTCGTTATCTTCCGTAGCGGGAAGGAATCGAAGAACGGCGTAACCATTACCTGCCTTATCGACAGTAGGTTTCCATTGACGTTCATCAATGTAGGATTTTGTTGATTTTTGTTGTTCGCCACTATCACCGGCTGCGGCAACAAGTTTAGCGATAGAGTTGGCGCGATTGCGCTTTAGATTTGCAAAAGACATATGTTTTCCTCGTATGTTCAATGTATGTTTTTATATTTTGTTTTATCCACTTTATTCATAATATATGAAGTATTTATAATACCACATTATTCCCCCAATGGCAAGGTGTTGCCTTTAGGTTCTACCATGAAGTTCAGGTTTTGAGCCTCAACCTCAAGTTTGTTTTTGATGGTTGGTGAAACATACTTTTTAATATCATCAATCTCAATGTTGTTCTTTTCACACAAGTGAATGATAGCATCCATATAGGAACTATTACTAGTTTTAACAACATTCTCAACCATCTTTGAAAATTTATTTTTCGTTAACATCAGACCATCAAACCCCATTGACATTATCGTTTTCCTCCTCTTCGTTACCATAAAAACCAATATCGTCATAGAAGTATCCCTGCGATCTTTTTATTTCTCCGTTGGAATCAAAAGCAGGGGCAACAACTTTCCAGACTATCTTGTGTTCTCTATTCTCTCCATAACGAAAGTCTGACCAGATACCTGTGGTAAGATAATTTTGCATATTTTTTACATATGCTTCGGCAATCTGGTACTCTAGTCTTTCTTTTCGATCTTTAGAATCTTTCCAGTATTTGATTCCAGTTAGTTTTGATTTCCACACCTTTATCCATTGTTTAACTTTCTTAGGTGAAAGGTAATGATCATCAGTTAAGTCACGAAGGTTCTCAGGAAGTGAGAGATTCTTGATCGGACCTTTTGCAGCACGAGCGAGTGCAAGTCTTTCTGCTGCGGCCTTCTTTTGTTCATCCGTCATAGGTTTTCTTTTACGACGAATCTTTTTGCGTTTAATCTCTTTTTCGGGTTCTTCCCATTTGTTCATAAAAGTGAATTCCTTATTAACCCTAAATACTACACAAGCTTACCATAAAGGTTTTCAAATGTCAAGTGGTGATATTTTCGATTTTGGTTTTACAGCGGTTACAGAGGATGAATTGGATGCGGTTCAACAAGCAAACCAAACCATACAGTCTGTTTCTGCTGATGTGAGTACTACTCAACAAAAACTGGATAAATTGTATAATGCAATTCAACCGTTGTTATCAAATCTCAAAAAGAATCCTGAGAAAGACTATATTTATTGGCCTAACAGATTACAGAAGGTTGAACAATTCGAAGATTATATTCAAGAAATTTATTCCAGCACACCTAGTATATAGTTTTCGGCAGTATCTTCTGCGTAAGATAAACTATGGTTCGAAACATCGACGGTGCGAAGGTAACGACTTTTTTCATACAACTCAACCACATAACCTTTTTCAGTTTTGATTACGAGAGCTTCTTTTTTACCGTTTTCAGACATATGTTTTGAAATTTCTTCAGAGATACCTTCGCGTTTGTGTTCGTGTTTCATATTTTTTCCACCAAAAATTATATCCCAATTATGGTCAACTAGTTCTTGTTCGACTAATGTTGGCCTGCGTCTTGAACCTTTACCAGACATTTTTTACTCCAAAATTAAACCATTGTTATTATCATTTAACATTCCAAGGGTGCCTTCTTTTTCTCTCTTTTCAAATTCTTTCCACCACGTTGGAGGGTTTCTTCGAGTCCATGCAGAAAAACTTCGTTTAGCTTCCCAGTAGTAATTACGATAAGAAGCGACAATATTATTTTCAACGATGCACTGAGGAAACCCACTCATCGCAGGAGGCGGTTCTGTAAAACCTCTAGACTCTAAATTTTCGGGTGGTTCTATTAGAACCTTACGTAGGTCAAATAGAGACTTATGAATTTTGCCGTACCGATATGTATACTCTTTACCAAGGTGAACCCATAGTTTATATAACCACTTATAATTTTCGGATGATTCTCGTAACCAAATATTACAGGGGTGGTTGATATGACAGGCCTTATACAGGGCAATATTCATATTGGAATTGTCAAGATAATATCTTGCAACAGAACGACCATTTTGAGTTGTTCCTTTCCAGTACGTACCATCGACAGTTCGATGGCAGGTACTTAGAAGCTGCGCGTACTCGGTACACATTTTTACAACATGTTTGTCGATGTGTTCCTTAGCACACTGTACTGGGTCTTTATTCAGTACGAATACGTTCATTGTCCTCTTCTTTTTCGATAGATTTGGCGAAATCAAAAACCTGAGTTAACACGTTTTTATCTTGGTGTGAAAGTTGATTATACATTTTTTTAACTTTTTTGTCAACACCTCCATCAATGTTCTTTCTTAAAAGTTTCGATTTCTTTCCGTTCATACAGTTTTCTCCTCAGCCCGAATACCTCCAATGATATACACTTCTGGATCTTGTTCTGTGAAACCATTACTCTCTAAGAACATATAACCTTCGTCATAAAACCCTTCTTGAATTCGTTCTTGTTCTTTCTCATCATTTTCAAGATTGCCATACCATTTGAATTCTTCATAAATTCCATCGTCGGTATACAGAAATTCCATATCCTCAAAACATACTTCCATATCCTCTTCGTTGTCGTAAGCATCCTGAAGAATTTTACACTCGTCTTCGTTTTGCGGAATAATCAACCACTCTCCAGAACGCCATAGTGTTTCAATTACGAAACTACAATCTTCTTCTTTACGAAGAAACGAAAACTCTTCGACAGACTTCTTATACTTGTTACCAATAACATATTGTTTACCAATTTCAAATTTCATTTAGACTCTCCACGGCTTTCACTACATCTGAAAAATGTGTTCCAAGAACATCCCAACACTTGTCTGCAACTTTGATATGCTCCGACTGCGTTCCGTGTCCTCGCCTCAGTTCGCAATAATGAATCCATGAACGTAAGGTACCTGACATATACAATGTTGTTTCTGTGAGACCTTCAGGAAGAAGAGCACGAGCCTGTTCTTTCGCAATGCCCGTATTCAACGCCATTTCATAATAGTCTTTAGCGACTTTAGCAACCTCTGCCTGCATCTCATTAAAGACCTCTTGCGCCTTCTTCTGACGAATGGGATCTTCATCTACCATCGATAGTTGCCGGTTTGTAGGATGTTGTTTACGTGCCTCTCGGTGAGTGTTAAACCCCTCACTCACTGCATACCGTTGAGAAAACTCCTGAAAGGCAAATGAGCGGTGTCGAATTATCTGACGACTGATATCTCGTGTCGTTTTGATTTCCATCGTAACACTGACCATCTCGAAAGGAGACCAGTGACCTTCTTTAATAAGATACCGCAATAACTTTGGGGCAGTCTTCTCATTGTTTTGATTTCCTGGATTGCTTACACGTGCTGCATAGGCAATCAATTCATTAGCAGTATGACAACCAGTAATTGCACTGGGTTGTGTCATACCGACAAGACTCACTTCACAGGTCATATTTTCCATCCTCATAAGTTCCTGGCACACTGTTATACGCAATTACACGCCTCAATGCTTCGACTATTTTAGAATCAGCAATACTATCTTCGTCCATAGTTGACTTAAAATCCTCAAGTTGCTCGATCAACGCATCACGAAACAATGTATCAAACGCATCCTCATTAAAATCACTTCGGGTTATCATCAAATTCTCCATCATTAAAAGTGTCTTTCTCAATTAAAAAAGGATATATACATCCACAAAATGCAACCATCAGAAAGAATATTGCGCCGAAAATTTCTAAGTATTCTTCAATCATCTCGTTCGGTACTCCGTGAAATTAAGTAAATTAAAAACATTAGATATAGTATACCAAATGCATCTAGTAATGTCAAATCAAAGTTCATTATGAATGTTGGTCGGGGTAGAGAGATTCGAACTCCCGACATCCTGCTCCCAAAGCAGGCGCGCTACCAGACTGCGCTATACCCCGATTATTCTTCCTCATCATCCCATAAATCATCAGTCATGTTGGCATCTTCCCACCAATGAATCACCTGATTAAAACCCGAACACATTACACTGTACTCGTTATTCGCAACCCATTCTTCCAACATATCAATCTGTTCTCTGGTCAAATCTGGAACATCACACTCAAATAGTTCTTCAACCATTTGTACAGCGGAGTCATAGATTTGTCCTTCAAAATACTCTTCAATTTTGTAAATTCTATTAAACATTTTTTTTACATCCTTGGTAAGTCATTGGTGGAAGTGGCTGGATTCGAACCCACCCTTCCAAGTTGAGATTGAATATATTGTTCTTTTTCTTCATCACTAACAATTTGTGGTTCACCTATTGGTTGATCACCCAGAAACCACTGACCATTAATCTCTTTTGGAATCAACATTTTCTCGTTCTCTTGTTATTAGGGAATAACTGGTGCCGCCACCAAGAGTCGAACTTGGTTCTGAGGTTTACAAGACCCCTGCATCGCCACTTATGCTTTGGCGGCTAAATTGTTAATTTTTTTCATGTATATCTATTCCGAAATTAAAAGTAATATAGTTGCCCCTCAGTATCCTCTACCGCCCCGCACTATATTTGACGATTCATTAGTAAGATAGAAACATATAACCGTCTTTCCACAAAATGTATATGGGGGAGGCATTACCCTCCCCGCAAAGGGGAACCACCCCCAAAGAAATATTTTTATGACACTCTAAACACATTGATTCCTTTTAACGTGGGGCGGAGAGATTCCAGTTCGAGTTCCAGTTGCTTTCAGTTATTTTCTAGTCCGTAGACTCCAGTAGCATTCAGTTGATTTCTATCTCGATTCAGTTGGTATCTAATCTCTCCGTTTTCTCATTGTTTAAAATCATATTATTGCATACTTTTTGAAAAAATACAAGAGAAATTTTGGAATACATTATATTCCAGATATTCCTTTAATTTCTGCCTTGGTGAGGTCTCGAAATTTACGTCTCGCCACAGACCATTGTTTCTTAGGGTGTGCAAAGATAATCGCCTCTGAGGAACCTTCTGGCACGTAGCCAAGGAGAGTTGTTCCTGAAGTGAGGTATATGTGTGCGGGTACTCGATAGTCCGTCTTATCCCACACAGTGACTTCCTGGCGCACTCTCATAACATCACCACAATTGCAAGTAACACGCCAAAGATAACCATAGAACCAAGACAAGAACCTATAACACCTTCCATAAAGGACTCATCAAAGTCGTTACCTTCAAAACGAATGTTATCCTTACGGCGTCTATCTTCAGGAATATACACAGAACCTACCTCATGATTTAATTTATTTCTTTCCATTAGAACATCCTCCCAAAATCAACGTTAGACCAACCCTGGCCATCAACCATCCATGCAGTACCACACTTCTCGTTGACAATGATATCACCCACAGAAACCGAATGCATTCGGGTGAACTTCTGAATGCAAGACCCTTCAGGACCATATCCATTACCAACATGAAACACATCTTCGAGGGTATCAACACCAGTTACACGAGCAACCGATTCGAAGTGCTCTTCCATCCAAGGTTCATAGTTCTCTGAACCACCCGAGAACTTGACATCACGCTGGATTGCGATCTCGGGAAAATCACCGAAATCACCGCCCCAACCAACTTTATTCAAGTGGTCTCTAGCGTCTTCTGACAGATGAAACTGGTGGATTAAGTAAGACATAGTTCGACCTCTCATTGATTAAAAACATATTATCTCAGTTATTGCGGTAAATTGCAAGCGTTTTTTGATGAAATTTTGGAATACGTTATATTCCGCTTTTTCACGAATATTCGACTTTAATGGTCCGTCTTTTCTTGCCCTGATTGACAATCAGGTCACCACTAAAGTATGTAACTCTTTGATTATCAACAAGTTCTTTTTTACCATAATGGGTAGCATAGTAATTTTCGCCGCCACCTTTCCAGTCAGATTCTAATAATGGTGTGCCAGCCACGAAAAATTTAGGTTCACCATCGACAATTTCCCAACTCACAAAAACATAATATCCTGGTCTTTTTGAAAAGGTACCGCCTCTCCAGTTATGACCATTAGTCGTTTTTATCTCGATTGGTTCACCATGAAATCGAATGTCCGGTTCACTATCCAACTTCGGGGCAACTGCACCCTCAACCAACTTCTCGATGTTGTTTTCAAACAATCCAGAAATATCCTCGGATAACTGTTTATTACTCTTTCTCAGTCCAACCTCATCATAGAAAGAAAGCAACTTTTTCAGGTCACTTTTAACACCATTCAAAACGTTGTCTTTAATTTGAAAACTCATCAATCACATCTCCTTAATTACAAGGTAATGATCTCAAGAAAAGGGTGTTTTGTCAACACCTTTTTTAGACTGTTTTGTTATAAGATTATAACGTTTGGTAATATAGATCAGTGGTTTCGATTAGTTTTCCTATCCACTTATCTCTAGATTCTATGAATACTTGCGGGTTTTCGTCGTCTACAGCGATTATAGTAACGAGTTGTTCAATTGGCATGCCAGTTCGTTCTTCCCACATGACAGCGTATCCAGCCTCTTGACAGAAGTAGTTTTCGATGTACTCTCGGCGCTTGAGTTTTCGGGAAGTTTTAAAGTCAATGATCGATATCTTTCCGTCAAATTCAGCAACACAATCGACACGCCCAGCAAGACGTAAATGGTCGCTATAAAGAGGAAGTTCCTGGCCGTATACTTTTCCGATTCGTTCATCTAAGATATCCTTAACGGATAAGAAGTTAGCGACAATGTTTGGCATATAACCAGACAAATATTTCGAATCGTTATTTATGTATTTTTCGATTAATTCGTGAACACTTGTTCCACGTTGCGATGCACGAAAAGTGATTTGATTGGCTTTCTCTTCACCAATTCTTTTTCTCCATCGAGCGATTGAATCCTTAGACAGAATACTAAGAACCGTAGTTATCGACGGATATTTTGTTCCAGTCGGTGTAGCGTATCTGCGACCAGATTCTTCTGTAACAGATTCGAGGTCATCATATCCCAAACCAATTTTTACGTGTTTAAACATAATATATTAACCTGCCTTAAGTTTGCCTTTTCGTAGTCTAGCTTCGTACACTCTTCTTTGTTTTCGATTAAGTTTTGATAGTTGTTCTTCGGTTAGAATTCGTGAAGAATCCATTGCCTCTATCGATTCTTTTTTATTCTGTTTAGATTGTTTTTTAGATTCATGAATTGCGATTTGTACATTTTTTCCTTGAGGAATTTTAATCTCGTCATGGTCATGGTGAATAATAAATTTAGTTTGACCTTCAAACTCTTTGAACAGATGATACCATATTGGACGCCAATTATTCAACAACCTATAATTATTTGCATTTGAACGGTCACTCATCAGATACACATCTGTTATCGAACGCATATTGAAATCCATAATAGTATCAAAACCGTACATATGAATTTCTTTCGGCTTAAACTTAGTCGCTGCAAAATGAGTCGCCATGTGACCGCAGTTAAAGTTAGTAGCAGATTGTGGATCGCCTACTGGGCCGCAGTATTCAGGAACGTGTAAATAAAACCCCACAATGTTTTGTGCATACTTTAAATAAAAAGAAGATTGACTAGGATCGTTCATCCATATTTTAGGTCGATTACCCAAGACCCAACGGTACATATCCAAATTAACATGACCTTCTGTCAAGGCCATCATCATTTTAAAATCCACCATTATGGTTGCATATACATCTTCGACGTGAAACGGAGGCATATTACACACTAAACGAACACCTTCTGGTTCATTCATATCATGCCAAAAAACCGACTTATCACCATTCCCTATAAGATGAACAACATCATTTTTTTTCATGGTACATTATTTTCCTAATCTGTTCTTTTCCTTTAAATCCCGTCCAATGCATAGCCAACTTATTTGGGTTGTCATTCCCATCTAATATTTGAAGACGCATCCAATTGTATATATTAGGTAAAGAAGTGATGTTTGTCATTCTCGTTAAAGGACTAGCTCTAACCATTTCATGAAGAACTTCTTGATCTCCAACTGAAGGGTTTATTTTACACTGTTGTTCCCACTTTGTCAAGATGTTTGGTTTATTAATTATTCCTACAACACCAGAGTTATGCCATGTTTCTCCTCTTCGTTTTGTCCAACCAACATCTTCCACCATAGCTAATTTGTTAGGTTCGAAATGATCGAAGATTCCAGACATATCACCAAGAATATGAATATCAGTATCTAACCAACAAACATACTTTCCGTCTGTTTTTCTCAATGCTTGAGGTTTATAGAACCATCCACCAGTTCTCTGTTTATCAACTTGGAACATTTCAGCAAAACCACCAATCTGATATGCCCAAGAACGAGTCGCATCGCTGACACCAAAGTCAGCAAACACTATAGGAGTCGTATTGTGTTTCAGGTAGTTCTTCATGAACCACGGAAGCATCCATTCAGTGTTTTGGTCACATCCAGTAACGAAACACTTATCGAACGATTTCATAATTCTGACCACCTTTCCAGTTATGTTTCGCTAAACAACCTTCGGTTTTTTGTATGGTTGTGAAATAATCCTTTGCTGCTACAGGCCAGGGGTAGTACTCTTCTAACCAAGGAAAATGTATCAGGTTAAGATAAACGTCTGTTGGTCCACCTTTGGTCTTTGCAGTTTCAATGAGAATCTTCGCACCAGCAGGTTTTAGTCTGTATGCATGGGCGCCTGGAAAATATCTTTTAGAAACAAGTGGTCCAGCACCGATGTGCATTGGTGTGTTATACTTTCCATAACTAGGTTGACCCAAAGAGATTACTTTATCATAGTTAATGAACAAGGGGATATTATTTACCGCTACCGCATCATGTTCGAAGATTTGGTATTCTTGATTATCTTCTACGCACTTCTCCCATAAAGTATGGTGAGAAAGAAAGGCAGACATACACGACTCAAGATAAGAATATTTTTCAATGAAGCCTTCGGGGTTGATACCCTTTTCTTCGAACAATTTTTCGGGATTGTCGTTTGGTGTAATCGCATCGAACATCTGTACGTTGTGTTCGGGCATCGACTTTATACAACGAGACGCGGCCTCTACGGACTTGGGGTTTGATTGAATTGTTATAACAAATGATTTCATATTAAAGGTCTTCGATTATTCCTTTTGCGATAAAGTCTTTCAGATTCTCATCTCTTGGTTTTGGTTTATGTCTCATATGTAACATAAATGCTTTCTCAGGATTGGGTAGATAACTGCTCTGATCCCATCGTGAATCTAGATTATACTTAGGACCAATAGTAATACCAGCTTTTACTGAGAGACAATGAAAAATACCTTCATCTACAAAGGGCAATGGACTAACCTGTTTAAACATTCTTTCCATTTCAGGATTAATTTGATTTCTCATTAAGATACGAAAATCTCTAGGCATCACATAACAAGCGCCCGACCAGATTGGTGTATTCATACTGGCCCAATGAGGGAATTGTCTATAAAACTTTGGTAGAATCATATCACTATGAATTTTGTCAAAGGGTGCAATTCCTTTTGCTTCGAGGATGTTTTCTTGACAACCTTTCACCATGAACTTATCAGTATCTAACATGACCACTACATCATATTCATCATACTCTTCATTAATCATCGCACACTTCTGACATTGGGCTCTCAATCCAGGCCGAAAAGGTTCACCTGACAATAAACGATATTCTGCGCCAATCTTTTCAGCATAATTTTTAATGTTTGCGATACTTTTATTCACAATCCAAGGGCGGGGAGTTTCAGAACCAAGTTCAGGGTCTCGATTAACTGCTTGTGGTTCGAAGTGTTGTAGAATAATACCTTTCATAACTTATAAGTTCCATTGTTCGACAGGGAGATTTACAATGCGTGAAAGTTTCTCAGCATTGTAACGATTAGCACCAGCTAATTGAACATGTACAAAATTAGCACGACCCTCTCTTAAATCGTTAACGGGTCTTGGTTCCTTTGTACCAGGCACATAGTGTACTGAACTATTCCATTTGTAGTCCAACTCTTTCCAATTTAATCCAGCTACTTCTAACATTGCGTGTATGTATGGTTGGTCACATGTATAGAATACAGGTAGTCCAGAAAAGTTTATCATTGAAACATAACTTTGAAAAGGAACAAACCTTGTTCGAGCTTTGTTTATACCTTTTCTAGACCACAATACCACACCAGAATTATAGGCTTTAACTGAACCACACTCAGCTTTGGGTAACGTAACATCCCATTTTGATTCTACAACTCTGGCCCATATTTTATCATTAGCGTGATTAATTCCCGCAACGGTATGTTTTTTCCTAACCTCTATCTGTTGCCATTCTTCCACAATAGCAATGTCTTTATCTTCTATTTCATCAAAGATATTTTCTTCGAGATTTTCTGTAGGAAAGACATCTGTATCAGTGAAAAGAATTTTATCATACTGGTCAAAGGATTTATCGAACACCACTTTGAATTGACCGTAGTGTGGAGAGTATTTTCCTAAACCCGTTACATACTTAGGGTCGCGTTCGAACAAATGGTCGGCACCAATTCGATTGGCATATTCTTTCATAGCCGAAGTACTCGCCAAACATTCACTAGATGGTGTACCATCCCAGTACTGATATATCAAACATTTCATATTTTTACCTATATGCTAATCTAACACCACCACCGCAACATAAATGATTGGTACCGAATGGGTAACTCAATACCTGATACCAACCGATTTCAGATGGATACAGTTGTTTAGATTTATATAACTTCTTAACCCATTCGGAATCATACATTTCTCTAGGATGAAATATCATAAAATCTTCTAGATATTTTCTACCCTCATCTTGATAGTTGCCATCTAGATGTTTAATTGTTTCCCAGTTACCACTAATACCATTAACACCAAACGAAAATCCGATAGCTCGTTTTTTCTCGTATGAATTTTCAACGTATCGGTCGAAGTCACACTTTAAAGATATTTCAATGTCGTAACGAGCACGAATTATCATATCATATTCTAACGGAATTTTTTCAAGATGTAAAGCGTGACCGATTAACTGTTTGGTACGAAGGGCCTTAAAATGTGCATATTCCCAGTTGTCCCGAAATCTTTTCATTCGGTTGGGATTGTTAGTGATTACGTTAGGACCGACAGTGGATTCAGAACCATCTTTATTTGGAAATGTGGGTGACTCTAAAAATGCACAGTAATCTATTTCTGGTTCTTCAGCGTGATCGACTGAAGAGTTTAGTATGGATTCCATCTCCGTTTTATATTCGGTCCATGTAAAATAAAACGGGTCAGCATCAGGAAAAACTTTTTTATATTTTTCCACACATGAGGCAACATCACCTCTAGGAATGCCGGAAAAACAGATTGCTGTCTTCATATAATCATATTACCGTAAATCGATTTGACAGCACTGACAATCTGTCTTTTTCTCCCAGCACAAAAATGTATCAATGATGCATCAGGGTCAGAATCCTCTGGTTGATTGCAGAATTTCTTGTCCCACCGAGAATCCTCTCTAAATTTTAGATTACATAAATCTTCGCCGTCTCGATAATCCGTTCTCATACAAACATCACGGGGATGTTTACCGTCTAGGATTTTAGATTGATGAAAAAGATAATGTAAGATAACTTCATCGCCTGGATGTTTATCCACCAGAGATTCTTCAAATAGTTTTTGATTCCAATGTTTTCTGAGTTCTTGCCTTTGTTCTCTATTAAGTTTTATCCAATTACCAAAGAAACACCACGACCCTTGTTTGTATAGATTAGGTGCAGCCTCAGGTGTTTTGCTAGGATGAGGTTTTCTCGTAACAGCATTCAACGCTTTAGGTCCAGCAATCGCTCTATCATGCAACACACCAATTTCAGGTCTATTCCAGAAACTCTGGTATCTTTTAGTCGCAATCGTGTCCATATCAATCATACACACTTGGTCATACTCGTCATACTTTTCTAATAGGAGACACAATTTCTGTGGAGTAAACCCAAGTTCTTTACCCATAGGAAAACCACGAATCAGTTGATAATCTGCCCCTGTCATCTCTGCATAACGTTTCACCGTCTTCTCACAGTAATACGCCCATTCAGGCATGGTGCCTTCAAAATGTTGTAATATCAGATTCAAGACTTGTTCTCCAAATAATATGATAAATCTTCGGGAGTACCCAATCCCCACATCTCATTCGCTTGATACGTTCTAATTATTTTATTATCTTCAATAGCTTGGTTGAACACTGGACAAACATAGAATTCGTTATTGACACGAATATCTCTTTCTATCATTTGTTCGGCATATTTTACAAAGTCAGAACCTTTTTTCCAGTAATAAAAACCTACTGTAGCGTTATCGGAAATAGGGTCTTTTTCAGCAACCTTTCTAACTATACCGTGTTCATCAACTTCTGCAAAAGACCACTTGGGGTGTGTGGCCTTAAACGTAACAATTCCACCATCAGCATGACTCTCCTGCATATTATACATAAACTGAACAGGGTCCCAGTTTACCCATTGATCACTGTTAGCGAAAAACAATGGGTCTTCTGAATTGATGTAATCTTTCGCTAAAAGAGCAGTACAAGCTGCACCTTCAGTGATTCTGTCGACTTCAACAACTTTACAGTTGGGTGCAATGAGAGACAACATGTTCTTCAAATTGTATTTTTCGTTATGTTCTTTTTGACACACAAAAATATAATTCGCTTCTAACCCAAGATTTTCGACCACAACCTGAATCATCGGTTTACCTTTAATATCAATCAAGGGTTTGGGGAATGTGTATCCAGCTTGTGCAAATCTAGAACCTGCACCAGCCATAGGAATTAAGACATTTAACTTTTCTTCTTTCCAAACGTTTTTCACTTCGTTAGTTTCCAATTTAGACATGATTTTTTCTTTAGTAACATCTTTAGTACTTTCTACTCTTATGTATGTGGCTCTTGAGCGTGCTGCTGCGAGAAGACCAGGCGGAGAATCTTCAACAATTACAGTTTCTTCGGGAAGACAACCCATCATTGACATTGCTTTCCAATATATTTCTGGATGTGGTTTAGAGTTCTTCACATCCTCATTCGATAAAATCACAGAACAATATTCTATTAAACCAGATTTTGCAAGTGCTGTCAAGACAGTTCTACGAATAGAATTAGAACACACACCAATAATATATCCTAGATTTTCCAACTCTTTGAAAAGGTCTAAGGCATGAGTGTTGATAGGTAGGTCGTGCATCATCTCAACCGTCTCTTTTTGTTTACGATTGAAAATCGATTCGTGGAGTTCTACTGGAAGACCTTTAGACTCCGTTAACATCTGGAGTTTTTCTTTGGTCTTTCTACCATCATAAACATTACGATGTTCTTCGGGAGTGATAATATATTCTTCCGGAAGTGCTTTGTTCAAAGACACATAGTGAATATTTTTAGCGTCTACTAAAACACCATCCAAATCAAAAAGAACTAATTTTATCATCGCCAAAATATAATATCACACTCATGATTAGGTTTATGTATACGATATTTAAATCCGTGTTCTTCTAAAAACTGAATAGCGTTGCCGTGGGTATTACCTGTATTTGAATATAATTCAACTCTGTAGGCAACCTCTATTCGGCCCTCTTGAATATTTTTAACATGGTCACCCATACTTTTAAGTACGTTTAAATCATTACCTTGTGCATCACACCACAAATAACTTATTTTGTCATATTCGATTTTGTCTAGAAAATTATCCAGTCGAACTTTCTCTACGGTAATTTTTTCTACGACTTCAAAATCTTCTCGACCAGGCCATACTTCATCTAGATTAGTGGAAAAATCATGAAGACTAGAACAACCGTAAGCATAAGCAATACCTGTTGGTTTTGAAATATTAAAAGTCGCTGAACCTTCTTCAATATCAACAGCATGAGGATAAAATTTTACTCGTTCGTTATTTCGATATCTTTGAGTCAGTTTATTATAGAGTTCTGGTACTGGTTCAAAACCATGATAATTGCCTCGATACTGCAATAAACGATCTACATCTTGACCCGTATTAACACCAATTTCTAAAATAATATTTTTCATTTTTATTCCTAATTATGATAAGACCTATACCATTTAACAAAGTTGTTTACCCCTTCTTCGATAGATGTTTGGGGGTTGTATCCTATCGCTTGAAGTTTACGTGTGTCACTCCATGTCTCTAAAGCGTCAGCGGGATGTTTTGGGCCATACTTAATTTCTGCTACTATTCCAAGAGAGTCTTGAATCGCTTGTACAAAACGCGACAATTCAACCTGTTCACCTCTGCCAATGTTGTACATATCACGTGGAGTCATGTTGTTGAAAACACATTCAATGCCATGAACGATATCATCGACATAAGTAAAATCTCTTTTCATTTCGCCATAATTATACAAGGTTATAGGATTACCATCAAGAATGTTTTTAGTGAAATCGAACAGGGCCATATCTGGGCGACCATAAGGACCATATACAGTAAAGAACCTTAGTCCAACAGCATTCGGTATATTCGAGATATGAAACTGCGATTCGTTGATAAATTTGGTGTATCCGTAAGGATTAATTTGCGGATAGATATGTTCACTTTCTCCCCAAGGTAAGGGATTGCCGTGTAACACACACGATGTCGAAGCATAGACAACATTTTGACAATCGTTTTTCTCTAGTGCATTGATAAGATTAAGAGTGCCCATACAATTATTTGTGATATATTCATCAGCGTGTTCCATTGAATAACGAACACCGGCCATTGCGGCAAGATGAATACAAAAGTCGGGTTTAATGTTATCGACGATAAAGGTGGTTTCTTCAGAACTTTTTAAGTCTATCTTTTCAATTTTTACATTGTATTCGTCTCTTAATATTTGAGCGCGTTTGTGTTTTAAATCTGGGTCGTAATAAGAATTGAAATTATCTACTCCCCAAACTTCATGTCCTAATCTAGTGAAGTGTTTCGCTGCATGGAAACCTATAAAACCAGCTGCACCTGTAATTAAAATTTTCATTCATCATTCCTCATCAAAAAATACATCTTTCCCTTTTTAATCACTTCAGGGTTTCTTTTTTTAATATATTCGTTTTTCGTTTCGCCTTTATATAGGTCGCGATTAACAGAGAAAGATTCTTCACACTCAGCACCTTCAAAATTATTAGTCATATACTTGTGCCATGAGGGACATATCATCTGACCTTTTTTCAATTCCAGAAGTTCAGTCATCATTCTGTAGGTTGGAATAGCGTTATAATTCGTTACAAACACATTGGCGAATCTTGCGTGATTAATTCCGTTCATCACATTCTTTGCAAAAACGATTTGGTACTTGGGGTCATCTTTGTATTTAAAATACAATGGATGCCATAAAGGTTTTAAAGTGTTATCACCCGTAACTATTATGGTTACTTCCATGATTTTTTAGCCTCAACTACGGTAGAATGCATCGCACGAATCTGGCCAGGCGTATCGATGTTATTAAAATCCGCCAAGGAACTTTTACCATATTCGTACTCTTTTGCATTCTGAAAACCAAGAGAAGTTAAGGTGTCAATCATTTCTTGTTTACCCCAAAGGTATAAATGTTCACCCTTCTGATAAAGAAGACCTAGTGCAACTTGTTCTTGAATTCTTTTGTTTTGATGTCCTGCAGCGCAGAATCTTTCTTGCACAATGTATCTTTGATAGTAATGTTTGACAAACGGGTGATTTGACAAATCCTCTTCACCGACTAACCACTCAACAACATCGTATGAAGGCCAGACTGTTCGAACAACACCGCCTGGTTTCAACACTCGCATAATTTCTTTAAAGACATTTACACCTTGATACTTGTACATGTGTTCAATAAAATGTTCTGAATACACACCATCATAAAAATTATCAGGAATTCCCTTAATGGGTAAGTTAGTTAGGTCATGAAGTTTTACTGCTTTGTCACCATAATTACTACTAACATTTACTGCATCCCAATTCAAACCACGTTTACGATTCGCGGCCAATTCCAAGAACATCATATACACATTCCTCTTTTTTCTAATTCAGGCATACTAAATTTATGACGTGCCAAAAAGTGATTAATATATCCATCAGGTTGGCCCACCCATTGATAAGGCAAACGGTTCCACTTATTATCTAATTCTGTTACTTTAAAAACTGGTTGCGACAACTGAAGATTGACATACATTTGTTCGGTATATCTTGTGTGTATAACATAATCGTCTAGTGATGTAAAATGTTCTCGGGCCTTTTCTCTTCCTTGTTTTGACCAGAGTTGTAAACCACCGTTCATATATCTCCACTTTTCTTTTGGGTATAATGAAGATTTAGGAAACGTCCAATCGTCACCAAAAAGTTTTTTACCATAAGCGATAATACCTCTTTGGTCAAGTGGTACGTACATCACTTTTGATAACCACCCACCCATCTTTTGATGAATACCAACTTCATGTACCATCGCAACGTCTTCGATTGGTATATCAAAAATATTTTCTCGGGTGGTGATAAGCATATCAAGGTCAAGAACCAAAATCTTATCGTACTTGGAGAATTGTGAGTCGTAGTGAATCCTACTAGAATCTAGTCTGGGGTCTAGGTCCGGAAAGAACCTGTCGTGAAGCAACATGTAATCAGCACCACAAAGTTCTGCATATTTTTGTGCACACCTAGAACCCGTCTTAGCCCATTCAGGCATTTCAACACCGCCTAGGTGGGTGTCATTCGCCTCATAGGGAATGTAGTACTGGAATATCAAATTTTTCATAACGAACTTTAGTTTTTAACGATAATTGTATTTTTTCAATAAACGTTCGGTTTCATCATTCCAATCGTTTTTAGATGCCGAATCATTTTTATTGTTCTTTTTCTTTTCAGATCTGTACTTATCGTTTCTTTTTTTCTTATTCTTAGGATCAAATCTAGAATACTTGGCCATTATTTTTTCCAAAACTTTCCTTGTGTTAATTTTACAATAACCGTGAAGGGATTATAATAATACTTAAATGTCCAATCGTATTTGGCATAATCTTTTTCATAACCAGACTTAAGTGTCCACTCACGTTTCCAATTATCCACATACATACCATCATGATAAAGAATGGCGTGACCACCACCATTTACTGTTACAAAACAAACCCTGAACTTTCTTGTCAGTAACATCCACAAAAACTTTAGCCTACTTTGACCAGCAAGTAACCAAGCAACAGTAAGTGCATAGTCTTCGCAATCTCCCTGATCTTTATCAAGACTAACGTCTAAAACTCTCCAGTAATCCGCTGCGTTGTATTGATCTTTGTCATACTCATATTCGAAGAGACTGTTTACTTTTTCTACTGCTTGGTTCTTGTCCATTATCTTCCTTGTCCTCTATATTTTTTGAAAGATGCTTTTTTCTTTTTGTTTAATGAAGCTCGTTTAAAATGACCACTACCAATTGAAGTTCCCTTTGGTTTTTTCTCAGGTCTTGTTAAACTAACATTAGGGGATTTTGCCATGACTTAATTCTCAGTTTTTAGAAGAGTCCAAATGCCGTATGCCAAGCCGGCCCAGGCCAACAATTTCGCAATGCCACCAAAAAGGATAAACGTACCACAAACACCAATCAACATTATTCCATCAAGTGTGGTTCTTTCACCTAATAATTTTCCTATGTATTTCATTAGATTGCCTCCAATCGACTCATCAGTCGTTCTGCTCTGTTAGTTACTTGACGGTACCATTTTGAATCACGTCCTTCTACTGCGGCAGTCTTCCAGTCACCTTCATTAGCTGCTGCACAGAATTTCTTGAAACCAGACAAACGGGGGCGGCCCATGTTGAACATCATGTTGACAATAACTTGTTGTGCTTCTTCGGGAAAGTCATCAAAAGTTTCAAAGAGAACTTTACATTCCGAAATAGCAACATCCAAATCTTTTTCAAATGCTTCCCACACACGTTCCTCTGACACCGAAGTTTCAAACGGTGCACCCCATTCTGGATCACTCTCAATGATTAAATGGCCTACGCCAAATGTATGAAGACCAAGATGGTCAGCGTATACTTTATATTCTACACCTTCATCAATCTTAAGTGTTTCGAATACCTCTTCTCTGTTCATTTTCCGTACCTTTGTTTTCTACGTTGGTAAAATATATATAATCTACAATGCCAATCAAAGACCTTTGGGTATTGATTTGGATTCGGACATTGAGGAAAAACTCTTCTAACCTCAGTAATCAAATCGTCATCATTAGTGAAACTATCCAGACTCACATAGTTCACTTATCACCCTCAGTTAAAATGTTTGGTAAATTGCCTGGTGTTCCATTGACATAATCCAAAGCATCAATCAATTCTTTATACTTTGCAATAGCGTCCAATTCATTTTCTAGTGTCTGCATAAAGTCGCCGTGTTCAGCAACACCTACTGGATTCTTTACGAAGATGTTCCAGTTCGCGATATGATATTGTAAACGACCTTCAAGGTAACTTCTCATTGCTTTTGAAATGTGTTCCATTATTTTATTCCCATCCATTCTTTAGTCATTATATAGTCACGTACAAAATCACTACGGACAATATCTTCCCATCCAAATGATATTATACTGAAATGCCGCATATTGTCAAGTATTTCTAAGAATGTATTTACGCCTTGTTTGTCTTTCTCTTGTTTAAAATCAGATTGGTGATAGTCGCCACAGAAAATAATTTTAGTGGCTTGACCAATCCTTGTAATTACAGAATCTAGTTCATGAAAGTTTAGATTCTGCATTTCATCCACAACAATGATACAGTTATCATATGTAACACCACGAATGTATGAGGTTGAATCAAATGCAATGTATCCGTTATGAGTTAATTTCTCATATGCTTTCACATCATTAAATAATTCCGTACATATTGCACGATAAGGCCCGGTAAATGCGTTGAGTTTGTCTTCTAGTGTGCCTGGCAAATACCCGACTTCTCGTGTAGGGACAACGCTGCGAATGATTTGAACTTTATCGTAAGGTGTGGATTTGTTCATAACCTCTTCGAGGGCGAGATACAGTGCAAGAAAAGTTTTGCCTGTTCCAGCTGTTCCTGTGAGTGCAAGATGATCTCCGTCTCTCCAAGCTTGAAAGACCTCTCTCTGTTTGTCTGTGATTGGATCAACCGTTACTAGATTATCCAAACGAATATTCATTTGTTCCGTTTGTTTATATTGTTTCATGTTTTAATGGTATTGCTTTTACCGGAACTTTTTTTGATGGCTTTCAGGTGGTCTCTCCATCCATCAGAAGTTTTGGATAAAGTTGATGTTGTAGTCCGAACAATTTTCATTGGTTCGAGATGTACTTGTATCCATTCACCTGATTTAACCATAGTTTCTTTTTCAGAGATTTTCAAAAACATTTCTTTGACTTCTCCAGTCTTCACATTTTTCATATCATATGTTGGCATATATAAATTTCCTATTGGGCACTCCGTTAAGAGTGCCCGTTAGATTAGGATCACCCCCTTATAACTTGTTGTATAGCAGCTTCTAAGAATGCTTGTTTCTTTTGCATTCTGTATGCTGCCTCCGATTTCCCTTTTTTATTTAACTTATGGATATAATGTCCAAGTTCTCTAGAATCTTTTTTTAGTCTTTCAATTTGATTTGCTACCATAGGCAAACTCTCCTGTTCTAGTTAGTGGGAATCATAATCAAGTCGGGATTAAATCTGGGTAAGCCTCCTTTACTAATTTTTCTGTTAATCCTTTCACAGGTGGTTTTTTGTTTATCATAGATACTAGTATTCTAGCATCTTCTGGGTGTACCGATTCGCAAATTTCAATGAACATTTTTTCTCTTTTAATAGAATTAAGATTTTCACTCTCTCGCAAACCTCTCACAAAATACTTGAATTTCATGTGTTGTTTGAGTAAAGTAGAAGGATATGATTCTTCTTTATTTGGAGTGTAAGGTACATCTCCTGAAGGAAGGTTCCATTGAATATTTGGATCAAAGGTGCCTCTAAGAACATCTCTTATAGGCATAATATTATTTTTTTGCAGAATATCGATTTTATCTTTACGTGTTTTAGCAGAAGATACCTTATCTAGTATCTCAAACACTTCTAATTTTTTCATGCTAATAGCCATATACTATTATCCCCGTCGCGCTAAGCTTCATTATACACATAATAAACGTACTTGTCAAGTTATTTAGATTTCTCTCTCGCAATCCATTTTTTGGCCACGGGTTTAGTTGGTTCCTTCTCGGTGAACTTTCTAGCCCACTTATACCCTTGTTGTGTACCCGCCTTCCAATTCGCACCATCACTATTATCTAGGACGATGAAATTTCTACCAAAATGCCCTTGGAATTTACCGATATTGTTCTGTACTGCCTGCCACATTTTTGATACTTCATCATCAGGAAGGGACCTAGTACGCGCCCTATTGCGCGCCAAGGCGGTTTCTCTATCGGTGTTGACGAATATCATTGCGGTATCATAACCAAGTCTCTGTAACTCTATAGACTGTCTTTTGATTTTATCATACTCTCTACCAGTACCATCAATGACGATACCTAAACGACCTTTAAGATAGAGTTCTTGTTTTTTACCAGTGAGTGTTTTTGCCCGGCCACGCATTTCTTGACCTTTGACAGAGAAAATATTTTCGGGGTTCATTTCCATACCAGCCTTCTTCATAGCATTCTCGAAGGCATCGTCGGAGTTCACTACACGCATACCCAATGCCGTGAGTGCGGTCTGACCAACGATAAAAGATTTGCCCGAACCGGGCCCGCCTGCGAGGAAGATTGCTTTGAAGATTGCGGGGTCGTTGACCCCTTCTGAGATAAACTGTTTAAAATTAATCATGAGTTAAGTGCTTAGAATGTATTTTACAACCTATAAAACTATTATAGTATTTATCATCTAATAGAACGTCATATTCAAATTGAAGTTTAGCTTCGTAATAAGAACAGTCGCCCTTTGTCTTACATAATTTTAATATTACTCTATTATATATGTTTTCTCCGTTCTCAATAACACGTTCTTTTAAAACTTCGTTTGATCCAAAGTAGTTACGCCAATCACTCTCTACAAGGGTTTTCTTACGTCTCTTACGGGTTTTTGTTACGGGGAGTATCTTAGACCTCCAAAAAAACTTTTTACCGATATACTTCATACCAGTAGTTTTTTCTTCGATACAATAAACAAACCCAACGAGAGAACGTAAATCCTCTTCGTTGGGCTCATATATTTTGTTTTCATAATACCAAGTCATGGCATTATATAGTCAGTCTGCTATCGTCCACTCTTCGTTGACATCTTCCCCGCACATAGGACAATTACAGGGAAGTTCGTCTTCGTCAAAAACTTTTAGCTCACAGACACATTCACACGATGGACATTCTAACGTATAGTTATACTCTTCCATTTATGTAATCTCGCAAAATCCTGCAGCACAAGCAAGTTCTTGTGCACCAACTGTCATATCAGACATTTCATATTCTGCGAGTTTATTCCAATCTACATCTTTAGGCATTTGTGCAAGTAACGTTTTGTATCCTGTTTCATCTGTGTCTTGATACGGAGCTTGTGTATATGTGTGTTCAGAGAACGGTAAGAACGACACACCACTCATATAATCAAAATGACTGTATACCCACGCACCAACATCTAACCACTCATGCTCCTTAACCGACACAGTAATAGATGGTTTATGTTCACACCAATGTTTCTGATAGACCAACCACATTTCTAACTGCTCAATGGCTGACATGTCAGTACGAAACACAGCATTCTTATCTACTTTCACCGGAAAGGAAAATACTGAAGTATGCGACGGATTCATCTGATCGTCTTCTACAGGGAACCCAGCATCAACCATCATCTGAGTCAGCGGATCTTTTTTGTCACCACGTACTGTACGAATGTAATATGGATTGTGACGAGCATGAATACCTGACGCTGCATCAACTAACTGAGACACTGTACCGGACGGTTTAACGCAAGTGATTGCAACTGACTGATTGATACCCAATAACTTAGACATATGTGCGTTAGTCTTAACCGCAATCTCTTTAAGTTTTTCTAAGTTTTCGGCCAATCCTTTCACTTTACCGTTAGTCAGTTTATTATCCATGATACCAGTCATCGAAACACCCAACAGACGTTCTTCCTCGCAGTTCTTTTTCCAAGCACTAGAGATATACTTAAAACTAGTCAAACTACTCTGGAAAGTCCCCAGAATCGTCGCCAGACGGACTTTCTCTTCAAGGTCTTCCCATGAGTCACTTGGGCGTACTACAACCTCTGAGAGGTTACAAAATTCACGTGAGCGCAGAATAATTTCAGAACAAGGGTTGGTGCCAAACTCATAATCGCCAACTTCTCTACGACCTGAGGCTGTTGCCATCATATTGGCAGATTGACGATTGAAGATACCACGCTCACCAGACTTAGAGTCATAGAGGGCTTTCCATTCGTCCATAAAGATACCGATGTCTGGTTTTTCTGTATAACAAGCAGAGTTATTGGCAAGTGCACGTTGGCCATGGTCATTCCACCACTGACCTGCTTTAGCGTGTCTCATACGGTCATCTGAGAGGTTTGAGAGGGATATGAGAGCACTTCTACGTACACCCCCTACCACTACTATCTCTGCTATCTTACATACGATATCGTGACATTCAACAGAATTCAGTTTGCGACCAGCAGCGTTCTTAAACGTAGACACACAAAACTCGAACAATTGATTCAACGGTTCTGGTCCTGATGCACGACCACCAAACGTCTTGAGAGGTGCACCAGCGGGACGTACTTTGCTGAGATCCCACATCGGAACTTGACCAGCGTATAATAAACCAATTAATTCTTTCAACGCTTTCGCCCAACCCAATTTAGAGTCGGCTACAACAATTGTCGTGTCTGTACTGTGAAACTCTTCTGCGACTACGGGAAGTTGGGAAACATATTGACGTTCTACAGAAAATCCTACACCTGTACCATTCATCAATACATACAAGATTTCGTCAAATGCGTGTGGTTTATCTACTGCAATGTAAGAACAATTATACCCAGCAATATTCTCACGTTTGAGGGCTTCACCAGCAGTCATAAGACAACGCATGGAAGGCATTACTTTCTGCGTCAATACCGCTTCTTCTAATTCACTACGCAGTTTGTCAGTTAATTTATAGTCACAAGTTTCTTCTAGATGTTCAGTGAAAAAGTCGAAGTATCTTGCAATCGTTTCTTCCCACGTTTCTCTGCGTCCCTTCTCAGGTAACCATCGTGAATATCGGGACAGGTGAATAAATTCTTGGTAACTAGTGGGTAAAAAATTGCTGGGCATAAAAATGTGCCTCCTCATTCGTCAAGGGGTTATTGTTATCGGTGGAACTATTATATATTATTATTCGAACTTATAGTTAAAAAGTTCTATTTCATAACCTAAATGGTCATAAACTATTTGACGGGTTTTTTTAGTATAGTATTCTTGGTAGGGTTTACGTTCCTCATGAGTTGGATTTACTTTATCGAATCTTTCGGGTAACTCTATATCAAATTTTTTTCCCAACTCTTGTATAGGACATTTTTCCGTGTTAATATCTTCCACTTTATATAAATTCTCAATGATGCTTCCGTCTGGATATTTTAAATAGTAATGATACTCTCTACCACCACTAGAAACTTTCCAACGGTGATTGAGTATAAAATTTTCGAATGAATCACCAGCATCTATCGACCTCCTTTTTTTCTCAGCGTACCACCCACTCACAACTCTATCCCACGGGTTTCTCACGGTTGAAAAAACAAAATAATCGTCGATATTTTCTTCTAAAGATAATATCTTTTCTATAGTATGATGATTAGATGAACCGTTTACTGGTTCTTTCCCAAAAAAATATTTCTCTATAAGTTTACCAGCACATTTAGGCACATGCACATAAATAAATTTTTTATCATGGTCTATATTAGTAGTAGTTGGCATATCATCAATCTTATTCTTTGTTGTTTGACAACCATTCTTCAGCAGTGGTGCCTTCAGTTTCGGTTGTAGCTTCACGATAGTAAATGATGAGTTCTTTTTGTTGTCTCACATAACGGCGAACCTCTTGGAAGTTCTCTGCCATCTTTTCATAACCATCAGGTGTGAGTGCGAACACGACAAAGTTGCCGTCAAGCATTTTTTCAATTTTCTTGATTTGTTCTTGCAAGTTTTCTTCAGTGATGACGAAGAAATTTACATTGAGAAGGTCAATCTCAGCCGGTAGAGGTGGTTGATAGATTCGTAATGGGACTTTCTCTGTTACCGTTACTATCTGTGGTTCCGGTTGGATTATCTGTTGTTCCTTCGGTCCCCATGACAGCCTTGGCATCAGGTTGCATCCCGTCAGCAGGAGGGGTATTATCAATATCCATAAGTTCTTTTGTATCATCTTCTAGCATCCTAAATACTTTTTCAGTTCCATTGTTAATTCGAGTTTCAATCATGCC